GTAAAGTTGACTCTTCACTTAATGGTAAGGTCGGCTAAGGCGCTCGAAGCCATGTTAACACCCTTAGCAATGCCCCCGTAGGGGCCTGGGATGTATGACATAGCTCCCGAGACAGTTCTAACTACATTTAAGATTCGTTCCCACAGTCCGGCGTTTTCGAAATAACTAACGCCGGGCGGCAAACTGAGAAGGATCTGTCTGTAGCAATCCATGGCTAACTTATCTTCCTGAGGGGAAGGTAAAGTGTATTCATAGAGTGGTTCGACACTGTTGACTTTATATTCAACACATGACCACGTCTTAATCAAGGCGGTGCATGTGGTAGAAAGTCCCGAAATCCTAATCACAATGGATTCAGTTTGTCCCATACCTGTGTATGGTGAGGGGCCAGTAGATCGTCCTAATTTTCCAAAGTGTTGGGTAGTGTCCAAGTGGACGGGGCAGGTATCGTATCCTTCAACAATAGGGCGAAACTCAAATTCCTTGTCCATATTACCGGCGGCGGCAAAGACTCCCAAATTAAAGGGAGCAGCATACATGTTGACTATGGTCGAGTTCAAAGACTCAAGACCTGCTACGGCGTATGCATTGCCAGCCGTTCCGGCTATGATACCAGCTGTGCTGGTGTTTTGGAAAATGGGTGCTCTAAAGCATTGAATGTTTCCTGACCACGTCATGGCGTTGGTCGTTGGTACCAATTCGGCGCACAAGGAGGCTATTCTAAAGCCAGTCAACTTGTTAGATGCTTGGGCACCAGACTTAGGTCCGAACAATTGGGAAGTATCCGAATACGGATTCTCCAAAAGTTCGTCTGTTACAGTAAAACCTGAGCCGGCACCTGTTTCAAGAATATAGTAGGCTATACCAGGGACTGGTGCTACTACAATGAAATAATCTTTGCCTGAATTAAAGGTTAGGGGCTGAACTAGCTTGTGTTTCTTTACGAGTACACGGCCTGTAAAGCCATCTGGAATACCTGTTGCCCCGTCAGCTGTAAAATCGGGTGGGGCAAAGGCTGACTTCAGAAATTCAGAACCTTCTTTGGATAATTTTGGGTTTCTTATAAAAGCAACGGACCTTTTGGGCCTCATAAGAGACCCTGATATTGTTGGTCCTGGTTGTATATAAGAATTAAATGGTTGAGCTGCCACGCGATTTGCTTCTCGTTGGCGTCTCTTAGCGCTCTTTGACATTTGAGCGGTCTTCTTTTGTTTGGGCTGTTTAGACTTAACAGCCGGGGTGCTTCGTTGATTATTCATCTTGGGACGCTAAATACTTTTCAGTATCGTAATGAGGCCCCTCCACCTCATAGTAGCCCACAGACTTGACTTGGTCGAGTATACGACTGTAATCCGGGTGGGTGTCCATCTCATCGGCAAAAGCCAACATAGTCATAAAGAATTCCTTATGAGTCGTAGGATTTTGATGTAAGAGATTCATAACCATCTTCTCGGCGTTAACAGCGTACGTGTTGGTTGGGGTGTAGATGTGACTGCAAAATTCGAAAGAGTCGGTCACGGAAAGGTATTCTTTCAAAACTATTCCATACTCTGCGTATTTAGCTTTGGCGTCAGACACAAAGTGTTCAACAGTGTCGTCGCCTGCAGCTATAACTTTTCGAGATCCTACAAGGTCGGCTATCCGAACTCTCATGAAAGAGTTTCCTCGGCTAGTTCTAAGCTTGCCTGAGTTAACAATTCCTCCGAAATTCGGCATGACCATCTCTCCGTCAGAAAACTGATAGATGTTTTCAGACTCAAGATGAGCTTTCGCTCGAATCAATTGAGCCCAAACTTCAGATGGGTTTTCGCACAACTTTATAAGAGTTTCTGCTTCGTCTAAAATCATCCACTTTTTCACATTTAAGTCCCAGCCGGAAACGTCAGCATAACACATCTGCAGGCCGCTATTAATGACATCGTCATAGACGGACTTATTGTCTAGAGGTGTAAAGCCTATACCGGGTTTGGATGGAATCGTCTTCCAATTTCTAATTTCTAACTTACAGATATGGCGAGAGATTAACATCTCGATCACCTTATCAACGAGAGAAACAGACATTATCAGTCGAACTCGTCCTTCTTGAATCTTTCCTATTTTGTGGGGTTCGTTTTTCACAAACACGCGTATAGGATCCATCAAGTCGTGGTCAAGTCTGTCCTTCCTTCCCATAGCTTCCAACTCATGAATGGGTTTGGCCAAGATCTTTTCGATACGATCCAAGACCACATCGTTGAACATCTCTCCCATTTTGGATAAGAGAGTGTCGTTACGAGGGGCTATTAAAGCACAGGGTGAACCCGGGCTTGCTTCGCCTTTGATGTAGTCTTTCATTTCGTCTATTGCTTTGGACCAAGTAACCCTATCATAAGATTTTAAGTAACTGGGTAGTGTGTGTTGAATGTATTGGGGTAGTAAACGGGCATTAGATTCATCCAATTCCTTTTGCGTGGGCACACGGTATTCGGTTATGTGCCTGTCAATTTGGAGCTTGAAACTGATCTTTTCTGCTGCTGCGCTCCTGTTGGGCCAGGCGTACGTTTGGTAGCGGGAATCAAGTTGGCAGAGGGCTTTCCATTTATCGGACTCTTCTTGTTGCTTACCGCCTTGGAAGACGCACTTCGAGGTGCCAATTTTCGTGCTCTTGTTCGAGAACGGCTCCTCTTGTTCGTGCCAATGGTAATAAGACCCCCAGCAGCTGCTGGGGCTTTGGAGTTTAAATGAACCGCAGGACTTGGTGTTTGCTCTTCAGAAGATTGGATTGTCTCCTTCCTAGCCTTTTCCCTTTGTCTTCGACTGGCTGACTTTGTTGGTTTGGCTTCTCGGTCGTTTAAAACCTTCAAAACCTGTTCGCTTATCATCTTTGCCATATCGTGTGGGGATACTGCTTCGGTTTTCTTAGAAGTTGTAGGTCTTACAATCTCCTTCGGAACAACCGAAATTTCCTCACTAAACTGGACGGTTTCCTTATTGCTTTTCTTGATTGGGTCTATCTTAGCTAGTAAGTTGTGTACGGGTTTAATTTCCATGGGATCCCACCCGCTTGGGTTGAATTCTCCTGTTAGTACTGTTAAATCTCCGTTCCTTACCTGCACTGGGTAAACCTTGCTGTCGTCGCCTGTTTCGGTAATTGAAAACATAGGTGCATTAGGGGCTGTAGCCAATCGCTGGGCATCCTTCTTGTCCATCTTGATGACGGGCGTGGAATTGCCTGGTAGTGTGGGGTATATGTTAGGTGTTGCTTTCAACATTTCACATACCTTCAATGCTACCTCTCCAGCTAAGTCGTGTTGTTTAACCGGTGTGATTATCTTTTCGACTATCTCTTCCGGGACTTTGTTCCTAATGATGTTGGTTGCTTCAATTGTACCTTTTCGCCTTTCAGCGAGCCGTTTCTCCGTTAATGGTATGAGAGCGAAGCCACAGTTAGTACACGTATACCCTTTCTTGGTGTGAATGCAATGACAGACACTGCATGTCCAAGGGCTCTCCTTCCTCGTACAAATGATGGTATCCTTGTTCGGGTCGTAGTAAACGGAATCTTCGTGTGGTAGATTGCTGGTGTAAGCTTCTCCTCGCATTCTCCTGCCATGTTTGATTTCCTCCCCCACATTATTTCCTTGTGCACCACTGCCGGTGACATATGTCTTAAACTGTTTCCTGTCAGAGCCTCTTGCAGATGCTCTTTTGACGTTCTCTTCGACCCAGTCTAATTGGACACTCCAAGGCAACGTATGATCAGCGATTTCCATGTAATGAACTCGAAATCCTTCTTCTATTGCCTCTCGTTTCTCTCTTGCAGCTCGCTCTTCAGGGGTCTCTTTGCGTCGGTAGTCTGGATGTCCTTCTTGTTCTTCTTCCTCCGAGTCGCTTGGTTCTTCCCAATATTCGAGATGATTGAACATATCTTCGTTCGTAGCAGACTCTTTCTTGGTGTTTCGAAACACGGGGGGGACAACTCCGACATTGCATTTCCCTTGTTGGTCGTGCTCTATATGGATACCGATGATACGGTTCCTAGAGTCAACCAAAGGGGCGCCTGAAGTGCCTGTTGTTGTGCTGGCATGATAAGAAATATGCCATGGTTTGATGTTACTTGGTGAAACTGTTGCGCAGGAAAAGCAAGGTTTACCCTGAAAGTATTGGTGGATGGTCACGACTTCACGGCTATGCACGCGGGGGGTCCATGTTCCTACTTTCATTTTAAGGGTAGAAAAGACGTAAGAAGGTATTTCTATAATAATAAAATCGAGTTCTTCCGATCTTGAGAAACACACTATGTTCGTCTTCACTGTTTCAAATTGGATGGCTATTTGACCTTTAACCAGGCTCAACAGAGAGTCTTTGTTATAATCCAGCACATGATATGCTGTGAGTATACAATCCCTTCCCTGGAAATTTATCCTAGAAAAATGGCCTACTACCATTCCGTCAACTTGAAAAGTGCCTTGAAAATCAGGAATCTTGTCTTGCTTGTACAACTTAGAGCTAGCGATGATCGTCTCCTTAGAGTTTGCTTCCGCTCCACTTTCTCGATTGGGAGGGGGAGCTAAACAGCTAAGTGTCGTTAAATCGTTGGCTATTGTCTTGAGATTAAGATAGATTCGATGATTGTTCCCTGCGTCCAAATATGCTCCGTGCTCGTCAACTTCGACTCCTGCAGCATAAGTTCGTTTGATTGGAGAAACCATTTCCTGAAGTTCTTCGGGGTTAAATACTTTCATCCTTTTACGGTCGCTTATGCCCATTCTATAAGATGTTATCTTATTCCTGATAAATACCAACGGGGTTATAGCGCATAAACGCATACAGCACGCACTTCGGTGGATCAAGAAATAGAATGGGGAGATCAGAAATCCGACGGCTCTGCGGAGCCACCTGGAAATAATACATATGAAGCCGTATAGCATCCTGACTGAAGGTCCAACAAACCTAACCAGGGCAAACAGTATAACCAGGACTAGAAAAATTAAAACCATTGTACCTGTCTTCGTCTTTAAAAGATGATCGATCGGGTGGGCTACAACGTCTATAAGCTCTTGAAAGAACTCACCAACTGTTGAATATGCTTTAAGCACAGCCTTTTGGGTTTCATTAATCGTCCTAACTATTTCCGCTGTTTTGTTCTCAATGGTTTTGGCAATGACGGTCTCTACAGATCTCAACTCTTCAATCGCCCCTTTCTTCCATTCGTTCGAAGGAATTCCTGGCGGTCGTTTAAGCCATCCACCTATCATAGGTTTTACAATGGTTGTAACGTCCGGCTCTGGTGTCGTTTCTTCGTACTCTTGTTCGGTATACTCGGGGACAAATTTTGGGCTGAGTTGGATGCTAGGCGCATCCCGGGCCAATACTTCCAGGCTGTCGAGGTAGTCACTTGGAAAATACTCACCGTTGTCAGGCATGTAATCATCAAGTTCTTCTTCTCTCACTTGTCGGCGGAAGTTTCTTGGGCGGGGTTCCTCCTCGAGCTCTGCTGGTCTAAACAGAGAGGACTGGGAGGATAGTCCAGAGGTCACGGCACTTGGTGCCGCGGCACAATCACTTGCAATAACGATGAAAAGAATTAACATTCCTTTCAAAGCACAGCTTAGTGAGCTATTTAACTTAATATTCTTTGATTGAGTCATTTTGGTAACTTTTAATATCGTGTGAATTTTCGTTAGAAAGCTGGTCAACA